AGTAGTTTTGTAGATTATACTATTTATTTTACTACTTCTTCAAATGGTTGGGAAAACGCATTAACTTTTGGGGGTCTTACAATAGGAGATACTTTTGAAGTAGACAATGTATCAGTAAAAGAAGCAACAATAGATGGTTTAGCAAGAGTAGATTATACAGATGGTACTGCTAGTTTATTAGCAGAACCTCAAAGGACTAATCTTATTACTTATAGTGAAGATTTTAGTCAATCTTTTTGGACTAAACAAGAAATTTTAATTACAAGCAACGCTACATCTTCTCCAAGTGGGGATGTTAATGCAAGTAAAATAATTCCTACAAGCGTATCATCTACACACCAATTAAGCAAAACAAGTTTAATATCTTCACAAATTTGTACAATGAGTTTGTACGCAAAAGAAGAAGGATTAAGTACGTTTCATTTTTTAGATGGAGATAATGGTTTTCATGGCTCTATTTTTAATTTATCAGATGGTACATTTACGAATCAAGGAACAGGATTGGGAAGTATTGAAAATATGGGTAATGGATGGTACAGGTGTATAGTTACAGTTGAAACTACAGGTTACAGATTATATATACCAAATTCTTCAAGTACTTATACAGGTAATGATGTTGATGGTATTTATATTTTTGGAGCGCAATTAGAAGCAGGCTCATACCCAACTTCTTACATAAAAACACAAGGTTCATCAGTAACTAGAAATCAAGATGAATACACAAAGACAGGAATTAGTGATAAGATAAATAGTGAGGAGGGGGTTTTGTTTTTAGAAATGTCTGCTTTGGCTGATGATGGTACAAGTAGGTGTATATCAATATTTCAAAACGGAAGTAACTTTATAAAATTTATTTATTCTGCTACTTCTAATAGAGTTGATTATGTTGCTTTTTCTGGTGGTAATGTAAGTTGTAATATAACAAACGTTATTTCTAATACAACAATAAACACTAAATTTGCTTTAAAATGGAAAGTAAATGATTTTGCGTTATGGATAAATGGTACTGAAGTAGGAACAGACTCAAGTGGCGACACACCTTTAGGAATGGATAAAATGAATTTTACAGATGAGGGTGGTAGTGGTAATAAATTCTTCGGTAAAATAAAACAACTACAAGTATTTAAAACTGCATTATCAGATTCAGAATTAGCAACACTAACAACATTATAAAATGAATATATATAAATTACAATACACAGACAAAGCAACAGGAGATGCTGACTTACTATCTAAAGGTACTTATGAAGTAGTAACTGAAGAAGGAGTTACTCAAGATGTTTATACTAATGGTACACAAGCTATAGTTTACATAGGTAAGATAGTAGAGATACCTGCAACTTATGATGATGAAGGACACGAGATTACTCCTCCTGTTTATTTTGATGGAGTATTCTATGACTTAATGACTACTGAAGAATTTGACTTTGGAACTAATGAGATATTTCCAGTAGATTGCGTACATTCGTTTTCAGGATATCAGAAAAATGCTGAGGGTACTGATGTAGACCCTGAAGAACTAGAAGAAATATAAAACAAATAAAATGAAAGATACAATTTTATCAGTAGATTTATCAACAGAAACAAGTCCAGTCGTACAAGAAGTTCGTGGTCGTGATTATATAGAATATTCTGATGCTAGTGGAGAATGGAAAAACCTCTACCCAAACTTCTTAATAGACTTATACAATACATCTAGCACCCATGCTGCTATCGTAAACACGACTTCGGAGATGATTTCAGGCGAGGATATTCTTGTTGATGAAAACGATAATCTTGAACAATTTGTTAAATTAAAGAAATTCTTTGCACAAGCTAATGGTAAAGAAACACTACACGAAGTAATAAAAAAGATTGCATTTGACTTTAAGCTACAAGGTGCTTACGCATTACATATTATTTGGAATAAGGCACGAACTGAGATAAGTGAAATTTATCATATTGGAGTAGAAAAAATTAGAGCAGGTAAACCTAATACTATGGGTGTTATAGATACCTACTATGTTTGTGCAGACTGGAGTAATACAAGGACTAACAAACCAATGCCGATAGCAGCATTTAACACTAAAGATAGAACAAGTCCTAGTCAGATACTCTATACAGGTCTCTACAGTCCGAATATGGACGTATATCATACACCAGATTATCAAGCAGCGACTTGTTGGATTCTAACTGATAGTAAGGTTTCAGAGTATATGCTCAATATTATAAGTAACGGATTTAGTGGTACGCACTTAATTAGTTTCGCAAATGGAGTTCCAAGTTCTGAAGAAAGAATCCAAATAGAACGTAGTTTAGCAGCTAAATTTTCTGGAAGCCAACAAGCAGGTAAAATGGTTTTAACTTTTTCAGACGATAAAACTAGAACTCCTGAGATTACTCCTATAGGAATGAGTGATAGTGATAAGCAGTTTATTAATATGCAAGAAACTTTAATCCAAAATATTTTGACAAGTCATAGAGTTACATCTCCTATGCTTTTAGGAATAAAATCAAATACTGGTTTGGGTTCTAATGTAGATGAAATGAATACTGCCTTTGAAATATATTTAAATACTGTAATTATTCCCTACCAAAAAGCAATATTAAAAACACTATCTAAAATATTTGAAATTAATGGTATAAATATCCCTGTATCTTTTGTTCAGGCTAAACCTATTACTTCTAAGTTTGATATGGAAACTCTTAAATCAGTTATGACACAAGACGAGATAAGGCAGGAACTTGGCTTAAAACCATTAACAGAAGATGAGGTTGTAGAAGAAGATGAAAACTTACAACTTAAAAAAGTAGGTTCAATAGTTACTGATGGTAAAGAGTTACCATTATTTGACACTAAAGAAGAAGCTGAAGCTGAAGCAGAAAGATTAGGATGCTCAGGTTCACATTCTCACACACAAGATGGTAAAGAATACTTTATGCCATGCTCAGACCATAATCAATTAATTAACTTAAAAGATTGTGATTGTGGTAAAAACATAGGTACTTGTGATAATACCTGTTATAAGACAGAGTTAGATAAAGCTATAGAGGAGTATGGCGAAGATATGCCTGAAGGTTGGGAGATTTTCTCTGAACAAGAAGCAGAAGATGAGATAGAAGACTTTAATTTTGAAGAGGAGTTAAATTTATCTTACTATGAGTTTGCTACTACAGGTTCAGCATATCCAAATAGAAAGTCAGGACAAGACCAAAGAAGTAAACAAGAAAAATACGAAAATGACATCTATAGAGTAAGATATAGATATGCAGGTAAGTCTAGTGGAGAGAGAGAGTTTTGTAAAAAAATGACAAAATCAGGAAAAATTTACCGTAAGGAAGATATAATTTCTATGGGTAGAAGAGCAGTAAATCCGGGTTGGGGTAAGGGAGGTGCTAATACATACTCAATCTGGAAATTTAAAGGAGGAGGTAACTGCTATCATAAATGGTTTAGAGTTATTCTAGTACAGACAGGTAGTAGACCTAAAAATTCAGACACAATAATAACATCAACAGAAGCAAGAAGTAGGGGTGTCAAGCTACCTAGAAACGCACAAGAAGTTTCAGTAGCACCTATAGATATGCCAAATAACGGATTTGTAAAAAAGAGATAATATGTCATACGTTTTATTTATATCAGAACAGAAATTAATTGATTCTACAAGTGCTTATGGCTCTATAGATAGTTCACTATTACTTAATTATGTACGTCAAGCACAAAGGCTTTACTGTGAAACTAAGTTAGGTACTAAGCTAACACAAAAACTTAAAGACTTGATTGTAGCAGGTACAGTAAATGATGCAGGTAATGAATACTATAAGGAATTACTAAATGACTATATAGGAGATTATCTACCTAATATGGCTTTATACATGGCTATTCCATTTTTAAGATTTAAAATAGAAGCAGGGAATATATACTCTAAAAGTTCTGAAACTGGTAATGCTCTTACTAATGATGAAGCACAACACTTAAGGTCAGAAATTTTAAATACTGGAGAATATTTTATTGAGAGAATGATTGACTTTATTAAAAACAATATAAGTCGTTTTCCTGAGTACAATCTTAATAGTGGCTCGGATGTATCTCCTGATTCTAATGGTTATAGTTATCAAGGAATGAATTTAGAAAGACCTAATGCACAAGGTAACAAGATAACACTAAGAGATTTTCTAACTCCTGATTTAACATAATGAAGAAAAGATATAAAGTAAAAGAAGTTAATAAGATAAAATTAAAAACATATTTAAAAAATGCCAATACAAAAAGCAGCTCAGGACACAGCAGAAATATTAGCAGTAAATAGCACTATACTCAGCATTACTACTTTTACTAATTTAGAATTAGCTTTAAAGATTATTCTGCTAGTGGTATCAATTTTATATACTGTAGATAAGTGGTATAGTCAAAAAAAGAAGAATGGCAAAAAATAAAATATACACAGTAGTTAAAAAAACACGCACTAAACGAAAAGGAGTACACTCAAAAAATGCTTCCAAATCCCAAAATGCTTTTAAAAAACAATCAAGAGGACAAGGTAAATCTTAAACTTGTTCGTGAGATATGTACTGATAAATCTACTATAGGTAGGTTATATCTTAATGAAGAATATGTATGTGATACTTTAGAGAATCCATATATAAACAATGAACGTAACATAAGTTGTATACCTACTGGTAATTATGATGTAAGGTTGCGTTTAGCTAGAGAGAGTGCTTCAAGAGATTATTTACATCTTTTAGTACAAGAAGTACCTGATAGAAGTTATATACTGTTTCATAGAGGTAATACTGCTAAAGATACGTTAGGTTGTATTCTAGTAGGAACGCATAATGAACAAGACTTTGTTAGTAATTCTAAAGATGCTATGGATTTATTAATAAGTGAAATACTTAAATTAGGTGGCGAGAATATTAAATTATCAATTAATAAAAAATAAAATGAAAAATTATTTAATAAGTAAAATTTTATCATCAAAGAAGACGTGGATAGGTATAGCTTCTATAATCATTCCACTTGTTGCAAAATATTTAAACGTTGATGAAGAAAGTGTTAGCCAAATTTGGTGGAGTTTAATAGCTATCCTTGGTGGGCAGTCATTATCAGATTTTGGTAAAGAAGCAAAATAAATTGTCCTTAAAAGGTAAACGACTAAGACTGTCCTCTGAAGAAGTTGAGTTAATCAATGAGTTCAGAGGGCAAAACTTAGATAACATAAATGGTAATACTGCTCTTGATTTACATATAAAAGAAAGAGGTATTAATAAAAAAGACATAGTTAGTGTAAAGCATTGGCAAAGTATGTCAGGAGAACTAAGGTTTTCTATAGTTACAAAAGAAAATTATGGTGTAGAGCAAACAGATTTGCTTGAAGATATTAAAAACTTAATAGATAACCACGCACCTACATATCCAACAATAAAAAGAACTAAGGGAGAACATCTATTAGTAATAAATCCTGCCGACATTCATATAGGTAAACTTGCAGTAGCATTAGAAACTGGAGATGAGTATAATAGTGAGATTGCTTGTAAAAGGGTTTTAGAGGGTGTTACAGGTCTTTTAAGCAAGTCTAAGGGGTTTAGTATAGACAGAGTGTTATTTTGCGTAGGAAACGATATATTGCATATAGACAACGTATATAATCAAACTACAGCAGGTACAAGACAAGATGTTAATGGTAAATGGTGGGAACACTTTGAATTAGCTTTAGATTTATATGTTAAATGCGTAGAGATACTTAGAGAGGTTGCACCAGTTGATGTTGTTCATTCTATGTCTAACCATGATTATCAGTCAGGGTTTCACTTAGCACACGCATTAAAGTCTTGGTTTAGAAATGCTAAAGATGTTACATTTGATATTAGTGTAGCACACAGAAAGTATTATAAGTATGGTTCTAACTTAATAGGATTAGAGCATGGAGATGGTGCAAAAATGGATAATCTTCCTATGCTTATGGCTAATGAAAGACCAAACGATTGGTCTGATACTAAATATAGATATTGGTATTTACATCACTTACATCACAAAGTTAAATACAAGTGGAGAGATGCAAAAGACTTTATAGGTGTTACTGTAGAATATATGCGTTCGCCAAGTGGAACGGATAGTTGGCATAGCAGAAAAGGTTTTTGTGGAGTGCAAAAAGCAGTAGAAGGGTTTATACATTCAAAAGAATCAGGACAGATTGCGAGGTTAGTACACTACTTCTAGTAATTTCTCTCTATTTAACTTTCACAACTTTTTAGTATCAATATATTACAAGGCACTTATAATCGCTTAAAAGTCCTTAAAATAGCTTATTCATAAAACTTAATTAACATTCTTATTGTTAATAACTTATATAATATTTATGTTAGTATAGTTGTTAATATAAATAATTGTTGTACATTTGCTTTATAATTAAAAACAAAAACAATGAAAATAACATTTTACAAAAACAACCTTATAAATAAAGCATACGAGGTTTCAATAAAAAACTTTATAGAAGATTTTTCAAAATCAAATGAAGCAAATTGGGTATATATGCCGATAGATACTAGAATTAATTGTTTCATATTTAGTAATAACTATGGCACACACGACAAATTTAGTGATGAAATATGGGAAGAGTTAATTAATACTTTTTGGGAAAAAGCAGTTTTAAAATATTAAATAAAAAATAATTAAACAAAAACAAAAACAATTATGAAAAAGAATATAGTAACACATAAATTTAATAAACAAGAATTTTTATTAAATGAAATAGAAACTGAAAAGTTTTTTAAAAAACAAGACAAAACAAATTATACAGTAAAAACAAAAATATCAATTAAAGATGTAATAAATTTTATTGTATGGTTTTTAATTGTAGGTATTGGTTCTGTTGGTTTATTAATGTTAGGTGCTTTATTAGATAGAATATAATGGATAGAATACCTACACCTACTCCCTTGACTAAAGAACAATTAGTTGAGATGCAAAAGCAACACGAAATAGAAAGACAAAAAAGACTACTGACTTATGATAATACTAAGGTAGAAGCTAAGCTAGTGTACTATAAAGGTTGGATAGCAACAACAGGAACTCACTCTGTATTAGAAAAATTTTCTTCTAAATTTGCAGATATTGAAAAAGGTTGGAACTCTGTTGTTATGATAGGAACTGAAAGACAAAGATGTGCAGATGATACAGTAGATAATATTACTGGTACATATTCTTTAAATCTTACAGATGATATGTTAGAAGCATATAAAGAAAACAATAATCAATTATTAATAATAAAATAAATAAATATGAAAAACAGTAAAGTAGTAAACGTACAATCAAATGGTACTTGGAAAGAGTTATATAAGTTTGAAGTAGAATTAGATAACGGAGATATAGGTGCTTTATATCGTAAGTCAAACGATTCAAAACTAACTAAAGGTCAGGATATTTCTTATACCATTAACGACAAAGGAACTCTTAAAATTGTAACAGATTATCAAAAGAATCAAAGTCAATCAAGTCCACAAAAATCTGATGATGTTCAGAAACTTATTGTTAAACAATCAACACTAAAAGCTGCCGTTGATTATGATAACAAGTGTTCTCCTGAAGATGTGCTTAAAAATGCTCAAATGTTTTATGATTGGGTAATGGGTACTGATGTACAGAAGAAAGTAGATAAGGTAGCTAAGGCTTTTAACGATAAGTTTGCAGGTACAACTCCTAATGATTTACCTTTTTAATTATGACAGATAGAGAAAAATTTGAAACCATTTGCGACCTTACTACTAATACAGTAGGGTTGCAACAAGGCTCTTTAGCTTATAAGACTAGAAAGCAAGAATTAGTTTATTCAAGAATGATTGCTAGTGTAATAGGTATAAAAAATACAGGCATACATCCTGATACTATTGCAGATGTTATAAAAAAAGATAGGACTTCTATATTGTATTATTATAAAATGCACAAACATAATTATTCGTCTACAAAAAAATACAGAGATTTTTTTAATAAAGTTTATGCAGCTTTTAATAATTCTGAAAATATTAAATTAGTTTTTAAAAATAGAGATGAACTTTGTGAATTTTTAATAAATTCAGGAGTAAAAATTTCTACTAATGCAGATATAAAACTTAAAATTAAAAGTGGTAAAGCAGTATATAAACTTCCTACAACTTATTTACAAATAGATTATAATACTGAAATAATAAACAAAGCATTAAAAGAGTATGATTACAAATGTGAGATTATAACACTATGAAAGAGTTATTAAGTAGTACAGCATTTATAGTTGTAAATAAAACATTAGCAAAGAACTTAGGATTAAAAGAAACAGTCTTACTAGCTGACCTTATAAGCAAGGAAGAATACTTTATTGATAATGGAATGACTGATGGGTGGTTTTTTAATACAGAAACTAATATACAGAAAGATACTACCCTTACCCCTTACCAACAGAGAAAGGCTCTTAAAACTCTTAAAAACCATCAAATAATAGAAACTAAACGTATGGGAGTACCTGCTAAACAATACTTTAAAATAAATGAAGAACAAGTTGTGAAGTTTCTTAACAACAAGTCCTTTAGTAAATCAACAACTATTAATAATAATAAAGAAATAATATTAAATAATAAATTATCTATTAAAGAAAAATTTGAAAATTTGGTTATGTTCTTTGATTATCCTAAAGAAATGAAACAAGATTTTATTGATTACTGGACAGAAAGTTCTGATAGACCAAATGCTAAAATGAGATATGAGAAACAAAAAACATTTGATGTTAAGTTGCGACTTTCTCGTTGGGCAAAAAATTCTGCTAAGTGGGATAAACCAAAGAAAGCAGGAACTTCTAAATTAGATGCACAGATAGATGAATGGCAAAAGGCAAAGAGTTTATTATGATAGATGAGTATAAGGAGAAACTATACCTAGAAAAGTTATATAAAAAAAATACTATAGATTTGGATAACTATTTTAAGTATAGTGGTAAGTTAGAAGTAGGTAATAAATTTAAAAGAGTAACAGAGGAATATACTTATAAGTTAAGTTGTTATATAAAAAATGATATGACTAAGTACAAATTAAAAAACTATAGAAAATGAAAACACTTCAGGAAGAAAACATTAAGGAACTAACAGAAAAGGTTTTAGACTTAGTAGCTAAGACATCAGTAGAGTTAGGACATAGAGCAGATGCTAAGACAATGGCATCATTATCAAAGATACTAGCACAAGACTTGCAGAAAGAGAATAGAATGAAACGTATGACATTTAACCAAATACAAGATGCGTTTCATATTGGGGTTAGGTATTGCGACTTCGAACCTTTTTTAAATATAAAGACATTTTTTAGGTGGATTATTCAGCATAAGCTAAAAGTTTCTGATGCTTATTACCAAGTACATACTTTAAACAAAAATCCACAAGAAGTACCTTTTTATCAATCACAAAAACTATTAACAAATGGATAGAGAAGAATTACAATTAGAATTACAAGATAATGAATGTCTATTAGCAGATGGCTTTGAAACTGCTCTGACAGGAATTACTGATGGCATAAACCCAGTAGCAATTTATGATACGTTTTTGTGTATAAAAGTTTTAATGGAAGAAGGTATGTCTGAGGAAGATGCTAAAGAATATTTTTATTATAATGTTGCAGGTAGTTATGTTGGAGAGAAAACGCCAGTTTTTATAAAACAATTAACAAATAATTAAATCAATAACAAAATGAAAACAATAAAAATTACTAAAGAAGAAATTAAAACACAAACTGATGCAATTAAATGGCATCTAAAAAACTATGGACATATAACAAGTTTAGAAGCTATAAGAGAATATGGTGCTACAAGACTAGCTAGTATTATATTTAATTTAAAAGAAAATGGCTATCCTATACACACTACAGATATTGAATTTAAAACAAGGTTCGGTAGAAAAACAACAGTAGCTAAATACTTATACTTTAAACCTAAGCCACAGTATGAACAGAAATTAATATGGGGGTAAAGAAACCAGTTAGCAAATTAAAGAAAGAGTTAGACAAATGGTTTAGCTTATACATTAGATTGAAAGATTGTAATGAATATGGTATGGTTCAATGCTATACTTCAGGTAGAGTTTATCACTATAAACAAATACACGCAGGTCATTTTATTTCTAGACGTCATTTATCAACTCGTTGGCTAGAACAAAATGTAAAACCACAGTCAGCAGCAGATAATTTATTTGGACAAGGAGAGCAGTATAAATTTGGTTTACATTTAGATAGCGAATATGGATTGGGAACTGCTGAAGAACTACAGATTATATCTAAACAACCTTTTAAAATGACTAGGATAGATTATGTAGAGAAGATAAGTTATTACAAAGACCTTGTTAATAAAATAAAAAAAGAAAAGAATATAGAATAAATAATTTTCTATATTTGAATATGACAAAACCAATATTTGCAAATACTACACATCAAATAGTTGTTAATGACTATTTAAACTT